TCGGCGCCGAGGGCTCGCTGGACGCCGGTGATGTCGCTGGGACCGGTTTCGGCTGGTCCTACAGCAGTATCGACGACGCGGATGCCGTAGACGACGTCTTCCATGTCGCGGGTGCGGGCTGCGACGTACCCACCATTGCCCTGGGAGCCGCCTGTGCCGGGGGAGGTGTTGCCCTCGTAGGTGTCGATGTATGACCCGTAGGGGGCGGTGCGAGCGATTCCGATGTGGTCGGATTCGCCGTCTCCCTGCCAGTCGAAGGTGACGAGGTCTCCTGGCTGGACGTCCCATTTACTGATGAGAACGCCGCGTTGGCGTGCCTCGTTTTCGCGTCCGGGGACGTAGGCGCTTAGCCAGTTGATGCCGGATTGGAAGAGGACCCAGGAGACGAACATGTCACAGAAGGGGACGCCGCTGGCTCCGAAGTAGGCTCCTTTGTATTGGGCGTACCAGCGCCCGTATTTGGAGCCTGCTTCGGGGTCGTCCCAACGGGAGTATCCGACTTCTGCTGCGGCGGTGTTGAGTATGTCTTGACGGGTTGTCATCAGGCTTCGTGCTTTCCGTCAGGGCGCTGCGGGACGTTGCCTGCGGCGACGCCGAGGACGGCGGAGATGACGAAGTTGAGTGCAGCGATCTTGTCGCCGTCGAGGAGGCCGAAGACTCCGAGTGCGATGCTGACGGCGAAGAAGATGCCGTAGAGCCATAGGCGGGTTGAGGGGCTGCCGAGGAACTTCGGGGGTTCGGGAGTGACGGGCTGGGACATTATTTGCTCCTTAGGTATGTGAGTATTTCTGCGATCTGACGGTTCTGTGCGTCTATTGATGACCCACCGTGATTAGGTTTTACGTGGTACTGCACGTCTTTTAATTTGTCTTCGATGTCATCTAGACGATCTAGAACGCCGGGTCGCTCGGGAGTTCCTTCCCAAGCATCTAGCATACAGGATAGGTGGTCGAGGTATCGACTAGTGCGGTAGAAGAGGCGGCCGATGATGCCGATGATGGCTAGGCAGCCGGTGACTACTGCTATGTCGATTGTGAATTTAGGGAATTCTATCATCGTACGAATATCTCCGCGAACATGTTTCGAGTTTCAGGAGAATCAGAGAAGAGCCGGCCTTTTCGGTACACGGTGCGCATAATCGATAGCACTTTGTCGCCATAAAGAAGCAGCCTCTCGCCTTCTCGTAGGTCGGTGACCTTATAAGCCCATCTTACCTGGGGGCCCCGAGGAATGCGTTTCTGCGCGAACCACGTACCTCCGTCAGTCCAGATGGATACAGTGCCCTGCGGTGTGCGGAGCGTGAACTGGTACTGTGCCTTACCGGTTTTCTTCATAACGAAGTCGTCGTAGTTGTCGGCGAACTCATTGTTGATGGAGTAGTCGGCATAGTCCTCGGCGTAGTTGACGACGAAGGACCCGAACCGCGTATGCGCAACCTCGTTCGCGAACTCCTTGGAGTCCACGAAGTCGGTGACAATGAACCCGTCAGCGTGACGGTTGATACCTTGCTTCGGCTCGATGTGGAATCGGACGAAGTATGGGTTCATGATGGACACCGAGTTAGAGAGCATCAGGCACCGGACACGGTCCTGGTAGCGGTCTACTGTTGAGTAGAAGTCCATGAATACCTTGGCCTCGTCAGGCAGGTAGCGTAGGCTCCCCTTGTCGATAATGAACTCGTCGAAGATGATTGTGTACACGTTCGGGTATGCGATCGACTTGTTGGCCTGGGCGGTTGACAGGGGGATGAAGTACCCGATCGTCTCCCACTTCTTACCAACTCGGCGCTGAGCGAACTGTCCTTCCACCCGGAATTCCTGGTCGGGGAACTCTTGCTGAATGTCGGCGAAGAACGAGGTTCTACCTTTGAGTTCTGTCTTGTAGCGGCGCAGGTAGATGAACTGCTGACCCTTCTCGATCGCGTTTTTGATGACGATCTTCTTGGCCCCATAGGTTTTACCGAGACCTCGGGCGCCCATGATCATGTTGTAGACGCCCCCGTATGAGAGAACGTTCGAGAAAGAGTAGTAACTGAATTTCTTTTTAACCATGTCGTCTCACCGTCCACCAGGCAGTGCCTGAAAGCATACTGATGTTGTTGATGTGAGGGCCCGGCCCGTCACCACCATGCCCGATTGTTTGTCCGGGTCCCACGAACATTTCCACGTGGTCTGTGTGTGGGTATCCCCCACCCCAGGACATGACAATAACATCACCGGGCTTAAGCATCGCCTGCTGAGCAGCACTCATAGCACCTCTCCCTCGGGGGATAACGGCAGTGCCCCTGTTATACATGTCCCCCGTCCACGTGCCAGGGTTGATGCCTGACGTGTCCATGTACGCTCTGTAGATGGTGGAGGAGCAGTCCCCAAAGCCTGATCTATCGGGGTCGAGGCGGCCAGGCGCTTGCCGGTACCGGAACTTCATGATACGAGATTTCATCCAGGCGAGTGCTTTGGCGCCAGCAGAACCGTCACCTGCGCCGCCACCGCCGCCACCGCCGCCACCACCGTCACCGCCACTAGCGTCAGGGGTAACCTGAGGGACGTTGACGTCGAGATCCTCGATCGCCCCCGGGATAACGCCCTGCCAGTAGTAGTGCCCATTGGCACTGTGGGCAGGAACGTATGTCTGCCCTACCCATAGATCCATCTGACCATAGTTACCTTCCTGAAGAACAAACTTGCGGTCAGACGTACGGATCCGTTGCTGACCGTTAGCACCAACCTGGATGCCGTTTCCTGCTGGCTGCGTGCTTCCCGACAGTTGCGACCCCACACCCGACGTGTCGCCGCTTTTGATGATCGCTAGGGCGGTGTTGTATCGGTTCGCATACCTGCCGAGGACGCCGTCAGCCATGATGGCTTTGTGCATCTGGTCAAGATTGAGCGATGGGCCGTAGTTGTTGATGATGCGCATGGCTTGCCTGGGGGACTGGTGGTATGCGCACGCCCACATGATGAACGCCTCGGTGTTGTTGTCAACATCCATGCCTAGAGACTTTGCGGTGTTGAGATATTTGTCCAGGTCAGCAAGCATCAGGTTGTCTTGCAACACCGGCAGTTTGACTAGGTAGGGCTGTAACCAGGCACCGTCGGACCGGTACACATAATATGAGTTCCATGAGGCGTCGGTTGCGGGCACTGTTTTGATGCGGTTGACGAGTGTGTTGTTGACGCCGTCCCAGGTTGCCCTGTTCCGCTGGTAATACTCTGCGAGTAGGCCTGCTGCGCGAGTGCCGAACCATTGGCCTATGCCAATGGTGATGGGGTCGTTGTAGTTAATTGCGTCATACTTGAGACCTGATTCTACGGTCCCAATGACCTTGATGGCTATTTTCTTGTTCTTTTCGTTCCAGGTCATAAGTAGCCTCCTGCCACAATTGTAGCAGGAGGCTACTTAGAACTACCGCGTCAGTTCGGGAGCCCGACGCCAGCGATACACCTTGTCGACATATGTTTTAAGTGCGTTCGCCTGAGACTGTCCAATGTCATACTTCCACCATCCAACATAGTCGATAGTCCCCTTGTATGGCGCATATAGCGAGTTGTCAGACTTTGCATACCCGTCACCTACAAGAAATGCTGCAGGTTTCGAGTCAAAACCTGAAACGCTAACGTTCTGGGTTTCGTTGTTTAGCGTGATGGCGGCGCCACCAGCGTTTCGACGGATAGCCAAGAAGTTCGGAGCACCTCGGAGCAGTTTCGTGAAGGTTGCAACTTTCACAGTCTCTTCACCGTTCCCGAAAATCTCAACAATGCAGTTATTACCCTGGCACTTGACGCGGAAATACTGTCCACCACCCTGTTCACGCCATCCGATCGGATCGATCTCGCCACTTACAACGTCCGGGGTGAACATGAGTGCGAGCGTGAAGCCGTTGTTGATGAAATGGCTTGCCGCCGGTTTCGTATACGACCAGTCGTTCGTAGCAGAGACGTTCGACACCTCACCGCCTGCGTAGAGCGCAGAACCGCCCGTGATATTGCGGTTCTGGATCGGCACATAGTTCGACCCCAGACCGTGCACGCGCGCGTTGGCGTTGTACTTAGCGCCACCCCATCCGTTCATTGGGTACCCGTTGAAGTTAGAGTCCCACAAGGGGCTCATAATCCACTCGGCGGTATTCTCCACACCCGACACGAAAACCTTATCTGTGGCCGCAGACCACTGACGGTTAATCAGGAATGACACCATCACGCTATTCGTAAAGTCATTCGGCACGCTCTCGCCGGGCGCACTGTCAGCCCATCCACGGTCAGACCTCCACGTCTGCGTCTGGGTCACACCGAGCGGCGTCTGCCAGTAAAGGCGACCGTTCTTATAGCCGACGATCGTACCCTGCGTCTTACCACTAGCCCGATCCGCCATAGCACACCCTAGCGCGCGAGCGCCGCGTGCAGAATAGTGGATACCAACCTGCTGGTTACCGTCAATGCCGTCCACGTCATGCGTGTGCCCGTAGGGGCCCGCAACCCACAGGATGTTGGTGCCGTTGTCCAGGGCCTTCTGGGCCTGGATGATGTCGTTGCCGCCAGGGGCGATCTCGGCCCAGTCGGGTGGGATGCTCCCAATCAGGACCTTCATGTTCGCCGCCTCAGGCAGCGTCTTGATGGTGTTGATGATGGTGTTGGTGTTCTGGGTCCACCGAACACCGCCACCGCGGGAGACAGCGTCCGCCTCACCTTGTACGTACAGTAGGTGGCTGATTCGCACGGTGCCCTGCGCGCCAGCCTTGTCAATCGCCGTACGCAGGTGCTTCTTGAACTCATTCACCCATCCAGCAAGACTGTCTGAGTTGGCACCACCCCAGGCTCGGTTGACGATGAGGTACTTGCGCCCAGGACTCAGCTGCTCGTTGGCGATCATGCGCTTGGCGAACGAAATGGCGGGACCGACACCATAGGACTCACTGAAACCGGCCGTGAGTGGGTCGCGAGCAATGTCGAAGCGCCCGTCAACGGTTGCCGTCCCTTCCGCGTAGTAGGCGAGGATGCGAGAGTCTCCTTGGTCGAACTCGGTGACCGGGTAGCCGCTGCCTGCGGCGTTGGACTGGCCGTAGACGGCGATGATGTCGATGCCCTGTTTGAGGTTCTCGGCGATCGCGGTGTCGATCTCGCGCTTGCCGTTGTCGATGTTCTTGGTGACCTCGGTCTTAAGTTCCCCGAAGGCCTGGTCGCCCCAGGCCTTTGTGGCAACGTCTACGGTACCCCCACCGGCTAGTGGGGCGGTGATGGTGCGACCGTCTGCGCTGCGCGTGAAGGTTGCTGTCACAACCTTGTCCTGCATGGCCTTGATTGCGGCGAGCATGTCGGAGCGCTTTGTCTCAATCTCCTTGTTCCACCCGTCGTGGGTTTTCTCCATCTCGGTGATGAAGGTGGAAACTTTCTCGTTCATCTGAGCGATGATCTTTTTCTGTTCCTCGCCAAACACGCCAACATAGTCGATCGTCTCGGACACGGCTCCGCGAATTCGCTCGAGAACTTCTAGGTATGTAAGTCCGTCGCGATAGGTAAATGGGGTGATGTTGTTGACGCGAGAGTCCTGAATTCGCCACATCGCCCGATCGATCTGATTGATGATGTCGTTAATATTAGGCATAGTAACCTCCGTAAAGTGGTGAGTGTGTGAGTGGACGGTCAACATCCCACACGCCAAGGAAGAGATCCCGCAGCTCCTCAATGACAAAGTTGTCTACGTTAACTAGTGTACCTCGGTACTGAGCAATCATCTGAGCCTTGCTTCCGCGCTGCTGAGACTCGCTGCTCTGGTTGTTGTCGTAGTGGCTACGAGAATTCGTGCTACCCGAGGATGTGCTTGTGCTTTTATTGGTGTTCTCGCTCGTAGCGTCAGACAACGATGATGCGTAGTCGGCGTTACCGGCAAGGCGCGTCTGGGGCGTGTCTGAGGCTACGGTTCGACCCTTGCTGGTGCCCGATCCGGTGCCGTTGCTGGCGTTTGTGTTGGTGCCGTCGTTGCTAGAGTCTCCCCACTGTCGGGTTTTGTTGGTTGAGATGCCGCCGTCGAGTGGGTCAACATTTTGGAGTTCTGCCAGGTACATACGATTGTATCGAGGCATAATAAGGTCCATCCTGAGTTCGAGGCGCCAAATGAAAATGTCGATCGTCTCATGGCCTATTTCATTGAGCCAGAACTCTCGTTTAATGCGGGAGTTCAGTTTCTCGCGATAGGTCTCATCAAAAATCTCGTAATTATCTAGTCCCCAGTGCCCCTTGGTAATGGCGTCAACATCTTTAAGCCTGAGCGTGTGCGTCGGCATCGTCTCCTCCTAGCTGCGTGATGTTCTGCATGGCAAGCATGTCATTCAGGTTGGGTGTTGCGTTATCGTCTACTGCCCAGGTGCAAGACACATTGAGGCCAAACTTAGCGTTGATCTGTTCACATGCCAATTCGCGGGGCTTCATGAACTGCTCTCTAGAGGCAAGCACCTGGCCAGAGTTTGCCGCTGCTTCCTCGACAACCATGCGCTCGCGCTTCTCAGAGTTGACGTTCATGATTCCCAGCATCGTGAGGGCCTCGCCCCAGATCTTCGCCTTGGACTCCATATGTTTGATCGAGGAAACCGCGCCAGCGCCAGCGTTCTGGTTGAGTGGGAAAACCCCGATCGTGTTGGCGAGGTTATCCATCGCAATGCTCTCAGTCCCCCAGACAACGGGTTCGCCGTCATAGATCTTGGAGATGACGTTGGTTATGGTTTGCCTCTGGTCATTGCTGCAGGCAACAATCATGGGGTTGCGTTCGTTGAGTAGATCAATCTCGATGGTCCTGTCCACGAGAGCGAGTCGCTCGGAGTAGATGCGGACAACATCGAGATCACTGACCCGTGTTTGGTTTCCCCAGATAGTGACACTATCGGCGGCGGCAACTTCTCGCGAGTAGATGCCGTTGCGGGTGACAATATACTTGACGGGATTGTCCTGGATGTCGAGTGTGCCCGAAGGTGTGGCGGGCATAGACATAAAGAGTTCCAGTAGGGTGTCAAAGTAGAACACGCTGAACCCATTATTGAAAATGGTTTTCTCAATGAAGCGGGGGTCAATGTCGTTCGGTAGTCCCTCCCACGTAAATCTTGACATGCACTTCCCCATCAGTTGGCGAAAGTACATGTTCTGCAGAATTGCTTGTCGATTCTCCGCACTACTTGATGTTAATGCGCCTGGCTTCCCATAGAACTCTCGAGACACAAAATCAGCCTGCTTGCTCACCTAACCACACCTCCACACTACTGTCGGTCTTATTTTTTCGCACATTAGCTGTTCCAATATAAGAAGGGTCGCGCCACACCGTGACGCCTTTCTCAAATATACCACGCACCGTGCCTTTAAAAGACTCAGGCATGTCAGCCTTCTCCAAGTAACATTCTGTCAGTTTCCAGTACGTGAAGTACTTCATAAGCGACAGGTGAGTGATACGCACCCACGTGTTCATAGCATACCCATAGCGCATCCAATACTCACCAATACGAGTCATAGCATTGCGGGACAGCTGACGAACACGACAGTCAAGATGAATGCCATACGCAGCCATAGGGGTGACCGTTCCCTGAGTCTGCCCAATAACGCTCGGGGGGATCACCTGAGTGTCCTGAACCTGGGCATTAATCGCAGCCACGGCGTTCTCATAATCACCATTTGCCGAGAATTGTGCCAACTCATAATTCGTGTCGCGCACAGTTCTCTGTTGCTGTTGACTGATCTGAGACTGCCCCGAAGCCAGCTGATTCTGGATGTTTGCCTGAGACTGTGCCTGAGAGTTAGAGATCATTGCGTTCACATGCGCAGTCGCCATCTGGCCGAGACCACTACCCACGGCTTGACCGTTCAGGCCGATAACTCCACCAAGCGCCTGCATGCCGCCCTGTGCTGCCTGCACGGTGGCGCGCATGTTGTTGTAGCGGGACTGCGAGTCGGCACTCGCACTGTTGCCCCACATTTGGTTCTCAGCCCCGGCCTGAGTCGCAGCAATGCCCGCGTTGGCAATGTCTCGGCTGGCTGTTGCCGCGCGCTGTGCGCGCCGCTGCTGCCAGCGGGCGCCGTTGTACTGCTGGGCGATCGTGTGCGCGTTGGACGCCAGATTGTTAAGTGCACTGTTGTTGAGCACCGCAAATGTTGGAAGACTCTGGTATCCGGTCGTAGCGTCAAACTCCTCGCCCGTTAGACGCTCATACTTGTTTGGGTCGTCAGCGTCAACCACGTTGCTGGTAACGAGATAGTTGTTCCAGTTAACTGAGAACAAGATCTGCGGGTTCGGTGGCGCGATGTGTGCCCACATAGTAATGCCAACATGAACATCATCAATCGCCTCAGGCATGATTTCAAGAGGATTCCCTGTGTATGTGGTGAGTTCAAGAATTGCGTACGGGGAAGTCGCGAACTTTTTCAACTCACTGAAGTCGGGAGACAACATGTTCATGATCGCCTGACGGAAGTCCTCGTGCGTCATATAGAACATCTTCTTATTGTTAATCGACTTGGGGCAGCGCCACACAGCGGAACCCAAGTTCACGCTACGAACGTCCTCACTACCAAAAAGACCTTTAGGAACTAGGTACACAGACCCAATCCCCTGAGAGATCCACGGGTACGATGACAAGTACTCCATCCCCTGGAAAAACCCATCAGCCGTCGTCGCCCAGATGTCCACCGCGTTCGGCAACCCCTCAAGAGCGGACCCCGTCGCCATAGAAACACTCGGATTTTGCTTGTCCCCGTACGGAGCATCCAGTTTGATCGTGGACGTCACCAAAACATCGTAGTTCTTCTTCGACACGTCACCAAGCACCTTACGGTACGCACGAGTCACCAGATGCTGGCCCCCAAGGTCGATACCTTCAGGCTGATTCAGCCACTTGCGACCATACTCCTCAAACGAATTCTTGGCAGCAATCCCCATGTGCCCGCGCTCAAGGTACGCACGACCAAATCTCACGCGGTCATAGTACGTCGTCCACACATCCAGCTGAAGCGTCAGCAACGTGGTCCCGGGATTGACGTACTGCACATCGGTAATGAAGTAAAAGAACCGTGTTGGAACATAACCACCATCAAATGCCGACGAAGGCCGCCCAGGATTCGTAGCCATCGCATAATTAAACTGCACCGCCCGAGAAAATGGTGTAGGAATTCGCACAGGACGACCCTGAGCCAGGTACGTCATCCCATCCATCCGAACCGTCTGCGAGTGCTCAAACGACTCCACATAGTCCTTCGGAGACCCATAACGCCCCCAGTCAATAATGTCGCGATATGTGTTATCGAACGGAACATTAACCAGCCTAAGAACCGACCCGGCAGACCACACCGAGTAGTCAAACGACAGCCCCGCCCCAGTCTCAGGGGGCATCTCATTTATCTGACTCATAATTCCTCCACAAGCAAATGGAACCCGCCCACCACCCCATTTGGGATGGCGGGCGGCTTATGATCACAGTCTATCAGGAGACTGTAATTGTGGTCGAGGCGGTCAGCGGCTTATTGCCGTCCGCCCCCGGGTTGTCTACAGTCACCTTCACCACAATCTCGGTGCTCTTCGGCTCATCATCACCAATCACGAGCGTGTTGTTGAAGACACGAGTCTTCTTGCTCTTCTGACCAGAGATCGACCAACCAATCGCCGGGTGAATGCCCGCGGCCAGCGGCGTCTTCCAGTCAATCTCTAGCGAGCGAAGATCACCGGGGGCCGGAGTCACATTGTGCTTACCGTCCTGAGTACCAACCTTGATGCCCTGAATCTCCGCGTTCTTAGCAGTCTGAACCACGATCTTAGTCTCAGGCTTGGTGCCGAACGCGATCGCAGGCGTAAAGGGGGACAGGCTCAGGATAGAGTGGTGGTGCAGCCAGTAGTTGTTGTAAAGACCGTCAGGGTTCTCCATCGACCGGTTCTCAACGAACACGTCCTTGATGAGGAAAAACTCCCTCGTCGTAAGAATCGCCGAGATCCCATCCAACTGAAGACTCTCGTTCGGGACCGTGATCACATGTGACGGCATGCCCGCACGCTCCTGGTTGAACGCAGCCGCCAGGGAGGTGACGTTAATATTCGCTTGGAACTCCGGAGTCGCAATGATAACAAGATTCTCAGGCTTCGCGAACGAGGGCACTCCCTGAGGGTTGTACGCCCGCGTTGGGTACATTATCTTGTTCGCAGCAACCTGAAGTGCCTTAATAGCGCTGTCAGTCTGGTTCTTGTCAGACACCAGAACATTCAGGTTCGGGATCTGAACGTGGAAGAACCCATGAGTTTCCTCATACTCACGAATCAGGGAGCACATCTCAAGGAACTCGGACCATTCGTCAGAGGTGGAGACCGCCGCCATCATCCCGGACACGAGGTTGGACAGCCCGCTCTCGTTGAGGAAGGCACGTCGCAACTCGACATCATTGATCGTAATCTTGAACTTCTCCCGCCGGTTCGTAGTGTGGAAAGCGGAGTACGATCGTGTCCGGGCCTGCCCAAAGACGTCCTTTTCCAGGGAGTCTCGGTTGGGGTCGTAGAGCGTGGGCTTCACCAGGTCGAGGTGGACCTCCTCGATGGTGTCTGCGAAGTCCATGAAGCCCTGCTTGAAGACGGCGAGAGGGTTCTTCCACACCATGTCACGCACGATCGTGGACCCAATCCTGTTGATGAGTGAATCCATGAAGAGGTTACGAGTGATGTTGTCCGACATGATGTTGGACAGTGTGTCATGAATGTTGGCCTTAGTCGCCTCAGGCACCATCTCCTGGTACTCGCGTCGAGCATCCGAGCGAATAGCGTTGACAATGTCAACATTGTTGAGGCCATCGCGAAGATTAGACATAATTTGTTTCCTTACTTAAAAAGGTCGTTAATTGACTTAGGCTTCCAGTTCCCATCAGGAACCTTACTCTGCGAAGAATTATCTGTAGCGAAAAGCCCTCCTAGCCCTGACAAGGACTTACCAATAGATCCCACGTCCTTCAGCGTCTGCTTGGCATCAGCTAAGTCTTCACCATCATACCCCATCTCATGCGCAAGAGCTTTCCCCGCATCTTTAACAGCAGTTCCAGCAGTCTTAGCGCCCTCGATACCAATATCAGCCACCCCACCAAGAACCGCCTTGGCATCATCAATGTCTCCCTGAATAGCACCCTTCATATCCGAGTACCTCATCTCCTTCGACGCCGGAACGTCGTCACCAGCAAAAGGATTTCCTGTTTCACGCTCAGTAGGCGTAGTCATCTCACCAAGACGCCCCTCCAACTCACTTTGAAGTGCCGAGACCTTATCCCCAAACACAGTAGTCAGATGCTCCCACGCCGCCTTCGTGTCCTTCCACGGATCCTCGTCCTCCTTCTGCGCACTCTTCGGCGCACCCTCATACAAGTTGCCGTCATCAGGAGAAACAGCCCTCCCGTCACCATCACTGTCACCTGGATCGTAGACAGCAGTGCGACCCTCCTTCGGGACACCCAGGCGATCCATCTGCTCATCCGTCAAACCCTTAAGAGCCCTGTTCTTCCGTTGAGCCATCTCCTGCTGGTAATCAGGGTTAGCAAGCCGGTCCTGTTTAGCCTGCTGTTCCTCAGGCGACATCTTGTTTCGCTCGCTACGAGCAGCCTGTTCCGCCCTGGCCTTCTCCATACCCTTGGCGTTCTTTTCATCCTCAGCCTTCTGCTCGGGAGTCTTGCTCTCGAATAGAGACCCGATGTTCTTGCCAATATCCTTGAACGTGTCACCCCAGGACTTGTTGTTTACGTGAGAGTTGGTTTTTGCTTCAGTTCCGGCAGTATTACCGTTCTTCTCCCTCTGTGCGTTAATCTCTTTAACGAGATCAGCATTCTTTCCCATGTCTCCTCCAATGGCGATAGGCTGGAAGCAATACGCTTCCAGCCTATCACAGTACCCAATATCCAGATAGTGCTAGCAGGGGGTGCTAACCCGTTCCGCAAACGGCCCAGTTCATTAGGTCGCATCCCGTCCGCGGGCCCCTAGTCACGCCTCTGGCTTGGGAGCATGCTTGGCGACATAGTCAATAATCGCCTCCTGTACGAGGTCCGCCGTGTCGCGGCGGAGAATCCAATGCAGATCCTCGATGTCCTTAGCGACAGACTTCTCAATACGATACTTAAAAGTGGCCTTAGTGCTAACGGGACGAGCCATCTTAACCAACCCTTTCACATGGCTTCAACGTAAATGTTGTGTTTCTAAGAACTGTTCCACCAGGAACTCTTACGGGAATAAGTTTACCATCCCACTGTCCCCCATTCAACATGTCATCAAATGTGAGTCTCGCAGCAACGTTGCGAGGTAGTCCCGCAATATGCACGTCCATCTTACCGTCAATCTCCTCAGCATACTGCTTCGCCCTCACATACACACTCCGCGTAAAATTCCCCTCATGCTTCCACGCCCCCAACTCCACAGGATCCACCCACAACGCTGGTGGGGAAGTGGTCGGACCAACCAAGTGAAGTGAATCTGTGTCAGCATACGCAAAATACGGGTACACACTCTGAGCCGCCGAGATCGTCTTCAACCTCGCATAGGCGGTGATAAAAACACCCATTGGGGTGTACACAGGATCACGTAGCTCCATCTCATTCATCTTCAGGCTCACACGATTATCCTCCATTACCGGGTGTTTTCCAGTGATATCAGGATTTGTAGCAAACTTCCCGTAGAGGCTATTGAGATGCAACTTAGCGATCTGCCTTAACCCGCCAGTAGAAGTCTTCTTGATCTCCATAAAATGATCAACATACTCATCGAAGAATCCATGAGAACCTCGAAACTCAAACGTGCCGTTCCATGAAATGATATTGAGGTCATAGTGCTTCTGCCATAACTCAATATCAACGTTAGTTGCTGCCACAGTGGTCGGATGGGGGATCTCAGTCAAATACTGAGTAGGATTAAACGACAAGTTTTTCTTGATCTGAATGCAGGGAATGTGATTGGGTTTGATCTTCGCAGTAAAAGTAATCGACGCAATATAAAGAGGGCGATCCGTAATAGGCGGCCCATCAGTAAACGCGGGATCCCCGTAAGGGAGTAAGGCAGTACGCATCACACTCGGATACAACGAGTTAACATCATACACGCTACCAGAACCATTCAACTTCCCCGCATAGCGCTTATCCGCGTACGTAAACCCACCACGATACGCCTTCCTAACCTCAGCATCAATCTCAGGAGAAAGAATAGGAAAACGCCTATCAAACAACTTCCCCGACATCTTCTTATACGTATGAAGAGAGTCACTACCCGCCGTCAACTTTGTCATCTTCTCATCAAACTGCACCTCCAGCGCCTGCGCAACGATCGCAACATCATTACGCTGATACCTCCGCTCCTGCTCAGTAGGAATATAGCCCACAGGTCGAAACATCTCATAGTCAATCTCAAGCTTCTGATCATGAAGATTAAAAGCCTTTGCAACAGCAGCCACCGACATCGGCAACTTCTTGTACGAGTCACGGAACTCGACGCGGTACCCCGTCTCAAACACGACAGTAATACTGTAAAACTTCCCCATACGCGAAATCAATGACGTGAACTGCTTAACTCCTGGAGCCTCTTTCGTCCAGGTATAGCCATTCCGCAACAACCAGTCAATAATGAAACTACCGTCGAAAGCAAGATTATGAAAGTAGATGTTCGCTGCACGCTCTGCCACATGATGCATAAACCCGTCAATAGATGTTCCATCAAAATAGTTACTCAGATTACCAACCTTAATGATGCCCCATGACCATACCCTACAATCCTCCTCTCTAGTAGTAGTCTCAAAATCTGCGACAAAATTAGGGACCCGCTTATGCGAACGCTTAACGCCGCGTCCCCTTACGTCGCTTGTTGACTGGCGAGGCACTGAAATCGTCCTCCGGCTTGATGTTAATAGACTTAATTTCCTTCAAAAGAGACTTCAATGAAGAATCCGCATTCTCATACTCGTCATACCAGATATCCTGCCCCGCACGCCTCAAATCAGAATACCCCTCCTTCGAAGCCTCATACATAAGCGACAACTGATTAGAGAAATCACCGCTCACCGTCCACATCAACCAGAGCACATCATCGGGAATATCGGTCAAAATATCATAGAGTTCAGGGTCCCCAATAACATCCAGCATCGCAGCAATCTGCTGCTTCGCCGACGTCAACCGCTTAGCCTTAGCACTCTTCGTCAACGACTCCAGCACCGCCCTCGCCTTAGCAGACATCGAATCAGCATCCTCAAAATTCGAGGGCCGCTTATCAGGATTCATCCGCTCAAGCGCATAGTGCGACCCACCCGGCAGGTACTGCCTACTCGGCCTAAAGTCCCTGATCCAGTCACCAACCGTCATGTCACCCATATAAGGAAGCCGAGTTCCACTAACACTTCGCTCATAACGATCAATATCGTCGTTATAGCGTAAAACAGCCTCCCTGTATCTTCTAACAGTCTTGGCTGGAATAGGACCACCATTCTTATCACGGTAATACCAAACGCTACTAGAATTATTAAACTCACTAAGACGTTCCAGTTCCTTCGCAGCATTCTTCAACGTCACCCTTCCAATAGCAGACTTACCAATAGGATCATACTTAGTACCCCGAATATCAGCCCCATCATCCGAAGTCGCCATCCGATAAATCTTACGCACAGCCCGATCACGCTCAACCTGAAGCAACTCCCGAGCCCTCTCAAGATCACCTCGATGACCCACCACCCTAGACGCCCCCGCCGACCGAACCCTCTCCCTCGAAGACTCAGCACCCAAAGTATCCGGAACATCTGGCACACCCCAATCAATCCCCGAAACAAAATCCCGAATCACCCCAGCCGTATTCCGCACATGCTTCGCACCACGCTTAAACGACCGATAATGCTTACCCCAATGAGACTTAACCAAAACACCAAACCCCCCCCCCCCCCCTAAAGGGGGGGGGGGCGTGGCGACCTATCATCCGACCCAACACCTCAACGCCAACGACACAGTCGTGTACTCACGACCACGACCAGACTTCGCAGTCCCAACCTTCACCGCAACCGGCTCAGGCCACTCCTCAACCGGACCCAGAATATCAATCAGACGCTGAACCTGAGACACAACCGTCTGAGAAGAAGTACCATAAGCGTTCCCCTCCTTATCCAGAACCGTGATCGCCTTACGGGTCTCAACCTCACCAGTGTCAATATCAGTCACATCATCCTCAGTAATCACAACATTCGCGATCTCCACAGTCTTACCACGCAGCTCCTTAAAAGAAACTGCAGCGTTCTGAGCATTGAAGAAAGCCTTCTTGCCAGCAAAGTCATCCTTGAGAGAAGAGTAAACAATAGCCATGATCATTCCTTTCGATCTAATTGATTTCTATTTCTATTTCTGTCCTGGTATTACCCGTCCAGCCGGGATTCTCAAAAAAGAGCCAACTGCTCTTTATCGTCCGGTACCACCCAGCGACTAGTATCAGTGAACCCAGAACACACCACATCCTCAATGGGCGTATCCAAATCAAAATACTGTCGATTAGGCTTAGCCTGCGAACTAAAGAACGTAAACCCCTCACCAGTATTCCGGACAATACACTTCAAACTCGTCCC